GGCGATCCCCATCTTCGTATTAATAAGTTTTCTCTAGCGACTCAGTTTCTTACGTGGATTAACAAGTTCATTGAGGAACAGAAACCGGATTTGGTAGTAAATCTAGGTGATGCGTTAGATACCCATGCTGTGATTCGCTCAGAAGCAATCAATGAGCTTATGAGTCACATATATCACGTAATTGATCTTGGTATTCCTTACATTTACCTGAAAGGTAATCACGATCAGTACACCCCGAAGGATTCTAAATATCATGCTCTTCTTCCATTCAAGGATAGGATCGATAATCTATTCATCGTAGACGAGCCCCAGGATCTGTTTGGGATGACATTTGTTCCATATCTGGCGGATGGGAATACCTTTCCAAAGAAGACACAATCGATTTGTTTTGCTCATCAGACCTTCCTTGGAGCTGATTATGGTCCAGTGAACGCTCTTGAAGGTGTTGACGCAAACACTATTAGTGCTGATATTATTATCTCTGGTCATATTCACAAGAAACATGACCTAGGGAAGGTTGTTTATGTGGGGTCACCTTATAGCCAAGATGCCTCCGATGCCAATCAAATTAAAGGCATCAGCATCTTCGACACAAACACGCATAAATTTTCTTTCACTCAGACACCTATGTCGGTGTGGAAAACCCTTACTTATACGGTTGGAGGCGAGGAATCGATTGCAACTATTCATTCTTCTCTTGAACAAGCTCTCTCTAATACAATCACTGACAACCACTATCTTATTCAAATCACTGGACCTAAAGCAGAAGTAGTAACTTATGTAGAATCTGCTAAGTATTTAAAGTTGGTTAAGGGTCTAAGTATAAGACTTAAGACTATCTTTACAGATAAAGAGCGAAAGAAGGTTTCTATTAATGCGGCATCGATGGAACAAATCATTTCTGAGTTTGTAGGTAAAATCTATACTGGAAGTCTTGATAAAGACAAAGTATTACAAAAAGCAAAAGAAGTTTTAGAGCGAGTTAAGTCCCAAAGTCCCTGATATAATAGGTAGAAATATGGAAAATACTGATATTGCACAAATAATGGATTCTGATCGTTGGTTACTTAACAACGGATTGGTTTCTGACAATGTTAAAAATCAGTTATTTTTCTGTGGATCAATTGTTCATAGAGACGTTCAGGCAGTAGAGTTAAGTATTAGGCCCGAGACTAAACTCGTAGACTTTATCATTTACGTAACTCCTGGACTCATTAAGAAGATTGCCAAATACAACAAACTATCTGTATCTAAGTCATTGTTTGGTATGTGGAGATTTAAGCGACTTTTGAAAAAAGAGGGATGCCTTGATTTTCAAAGGTTGCTGAATTCATTTGTTACTGATTATTGCGGTCCAAAGTGGGTCGCAAAGGCCACCATTCTAAGCTTCGATTCCTATGTAGATAGTTTAGGGACGGAAAATGAAGACGGCGGAAATGGTGAACCTGATCAATCATCTGACAACAGATAGTGACGAACAGCAAGAACTTTGGCTTCGCTATTTAGAGAATGGTGACATATCCGCATTATCTGTTTATTTAGAGCAAATTAGAAATCAATATAGTGAAGACGAGTTACTACAGATTACCGTATGGAAGCGACTCGAACATCCTTCTGATTTCAACCTTCAATGGATCTTTAGTCACTTTACAGACTTAGAACAGTCAGTGATTCAGTTACTTATACTTGGAGTTGCTTTACAGCAAATCTCTAGTATAAAGAACGTAGGTATAAATAAGCTGCGTCACATTATTACTGTAATTCGCGATAATCCCGCATGGAAGGAATTAGATGGCTCTCAAGACATCCCTGACTGATCTAGAAAAATACGGTCTTTCAGAAGAAGAAATTAAGCTTGCTACGAAGTGGTTGCGTCAACATAAAACGGCTGGAGCTATTTCTGATTTAGAAGCAGCTAAACTGTTTGAATTGTATTTACTTGGCGAACCAATTGTTAAGTTAGCGCAGAATTTTCCCCAATATCCATTGGGACAGATTGCTTTTACCGCTGCTTATAAGCGCTGGCCAGCTGATCGCGATCGCATGATGTCGACTTTAAAGGATCGAGTTCAGGCTAAAGTTGTTAAAAGTGTATTGGATCAAGTTGATTTTTTGACAAGCATGATGGCTGTAGCTAATGCAGAACACTTAAACGCTATGTCAGAATATGTCCGTGATCCTGTTAATACACCTAAACCTGCATTACGAATTACTTCAATTAAAGATTATAAAGATATTACAGATACGTTATTAAAGATTGTGACTGGAGCTACGGCTAGTGGTGATAAGAAAAATAGTTCACCAATGATTGCAGCATTGGCTTCGCATAATCAGCGTTCATTACCTGAACCTAAAGATGAGCCAAAAGAAATAACTATCATGGATATGGATACTGATAATGGCTAAAAAACAAATTAAACAACTCACTGCTGAGCAAAAAAGAGCAATGATGTTGAAGCCGTGTCAGACAAAGGCTGAATGTAAGGCTTGGATTAAGTATTTCTTAGGACTTGATTTACCAGATTACACAGTATCTCGTCATGCTGATACAAACCCACTTCAGGTAGTTTGGGAAATATACGATATTTGTGTTAATAAGAATAACCCCGAAAAAGTGCAGGAATTGCTCTATGTGGCTTCGCGTGGATCAGGAAAAACTCTTGGTGCCGCAATTGCTGAATTTATGATTATGCTACATGATCAACGTGATATTGCTCACGTCGGTGCAATTATGCAACAAGCAGAACGTGCCTATGAATATATTCAGCAATTTTGTGTTGCTCCTCATATCAAAGAAGTTATTGATCCGCCAGGAGTAGCGGATAGTGAAAAGATTCTTCAAAAGAATACAATGTCAAAGAGCGTTTTCCAAGTGAACGGCGTTAAGTGCGCTATGGAAATTTTGCCCACAACTATGAAAGCCTTGAACGGTGTTCACTGTTCACTTGTATCTTGTGATGAGCTTGACACACTTCAAGGTGAAGGACTTAAGGCTATTAAAGAAGTTGCAGGTATGTTGGACACTAAGAAAGGTAAGAAACCTCTTCGCATTGGTATTTCGACTCGTAAGTCTCGTGCAGGATTAATGAATGAGATGATGGAGAACGCGATCAATAAGAGAGGCGAACGTGTTCGTCATATTCGTTGCTGGACAGCCCTAGAATTCACGGAGAGGTGTTTGGATGAACGTTCTGGCACATTCCCTACCGATTATTATCTCAATGTAGAGAAGGGAGAAGTACTTACTACTGAACAATATAACAAATTAGAAGTCTCTAAACAGAAAGATTACTTCTTAGAACAAGGAATGTTCGATAAGTGCAAGACTTGTCCAGTTGCTGTTTTTTGTCGTGGTGATGCTAAGAAACAGGCTTCTAAGTCTAATATGCTTAAGACAATTGATGAACTCAATCAAAAGATTCTAGGTGAAGGATATGATTGGGCTGCATCTCAGCTGTTTAACTTAAAGCCGTCTTCAGAAGGCATTATTTTCCGAGAGTTCGAAGAGAAAATACATGTTAAGAGTTGGAATCAGATGTGGTTAATTCTAACTGGCAAGGAATTTCCTGGTACATGTACTCATGATCTGTTTGTTAAAAAGTGCTTAGAACTCGGTTTACCTTGTTATGGCGGTATTGACTGGGGATGGAGCAATCCACATACGGTCGTCTATATCTTTGTTGATAAGAATGAAAATGTCTTTGTAGTCAAATGTGATGGTATGACTTATATTTCACAGCCTATGTGGATCCATCAGATAAAGACTAAATATCACAGTAAGTATCGTTGCCAACTTTATGCTCCTGATCTTGCAGATAAAGGTTCAGTATTAGAAATGCAAAAGGCAGGACTACCTTGTGCTAATGATGCCATTAAGCCTGAGATTAATGCGAGTATTCAAACAGTTAAGAAATTCCTCCGAGTTCCTGGGTTGACCCAACCGAAGATGTTTTTAGCAGAAGAGACATGTAAACCTTTAATTGATGAATTGACTAAGTATCGTTATAAGACTAACGCAGCGGGTGAACTCACCGATGATCCTGATGATCGAGATAATCACTGGATTGACGCTATTCGTTATATTATGTTTATCTTGTTTGGTAAGTCTACTATTGTTTTAGGCGGTGGTTTGGCTTTTAGTGACTTAGAAGGTTTACAAACTCCACAGGGTGAATATAATCGTATGCCGACTGCTATGGAGTATGCTCTTAGTCAGGGAGTAGCAATTAATCAGGAAGTCCCTGATTTGTCTAAGTTGGGCAAGATTGGCACTTCTAGAGAACTAGATAAAGAAGCTGAGAGCCAAGAAGATGGCGAAAGTGGTGGTTCAGGTTCGTTTTTGTGGAACTTTTAGTGGGTGTTGTAGTATGGCCTTTAAAGTAAGTAAGACTCAGGGCAAGGTAGAATAAAGCACAGGGTGACTACATGGCGTTCTGGAACGATTGGTTAAAGAAAAGTATTCAAAGTGAGATTGGTGAGCTTCTTAAGGCAGATGGTGTTTCAGCCCCTGCTCCCGAGACATCACAAGAGAATACAGCAGATAAACTACCTCAAACTCCGGAAGTAATGAGTGATGAGAAGAAGATTGCGCGTCAATTTGTTGATGACCCATATTTTGATATGGTTAGCAACAATTACAATTATAAGACTAAACTCAGTCGAATCACTAATCGTACACTTAAAGAAGTTTCTTTACGCGATTGGCTTATTTCATCGATCATTCAGTGCCGAGTTGACACTGCCGCGCGCTTTTCGCGCCCTGAACACCGTCGCCACGAGATGGGATTCCGTTTCCATAAGCGAGATAACTCTTCAGACTATTCTCCTCAAGAGCGTGAAGAGATTGCAATGTTAGAAGATTTTATCTATCATTGCGGCCGTCGTGAAAATGTTCCGGCAGAAGATAGACTTTTATTTGGTGAGTTTTTAAAGCTCACAATACGTGATGCAGTTACTTTTGGTCATATTGCTGTTGAGAAGGTTAAGACACGTAGTGGTGGTTTGCACCGTTTTCGTGCACGTCCCGCAGAGTCTATTTACTTAATCAATAAGCAGTTGCCTAAGTCTGTTGTTCAAGCGGATGCTAAGGTTCAACGTAAGCTTCATGAACCTAAGAGCGACAACGATCCTGCTAAAGATCAAGAAGTAAATATTCAAGATCATCAGTATGAGAAGTACGTTCAGGTTTCGTATGATAATCGACCTCTTGCTACTTTTGGCGATGAAGACCTTATCTTTAAGCTTTTTAACCCTCAGAACTTTATTGATTCTCGCGGGTATTGCTATAGTCCGCTTGAACTAGCGATTATTACTGTTCGTTCCCACCTTGATGTGGAAAACTTTAATGCAAACTTCTTTACTCACGGATACGCTTCTAAGGGTGTTCTTCACCTTAAAGGAACGGTAACCCAGCAACAACTCGCTAACTTCCGGCGTTCTTTCTATAACAGCATTACTGGACAGCAAAATGCCTGGAGAACGCCTATCGTTGCCGGTCTTGACGAGGTGCAATGGGTTCCGATTTCAGCATCGTCTCGTGAAATGGAATACATCAACTTCAATAACCATCTAATGCGCATCCTATGCACTCAATTCCAAATCGATCCTATGGAATTGGGACTTGATTACCTTGTTTCAAGCAATGGTCGGTCAAATATGCAACAGGCTAGCAGCGAATATAAGGTGAACTACTCTCGTGAACGTGGTCTTTTACCGCTTCTAACGTTTATTGAGGACATGATTAACGGAGATATTCTCCCTGCTTTAGATAAGGAACTTGCCGCTAAGTATGTGTTTACATTTACCGGTTACACGGATGAAACCCCGCAAACAGAAATTGCGCAGCTTCAGGCTGAAGTTTCTGTCTATAAGAGTATGAATGACGTTCTTCGTCAGGCACAGAAGGATCCAATTAAGCATAAGATTGCGGATCTACCTCTTAGTGCGTCGTTCTGGGCTCTAGTTGAGAAGAACTATACCCGTGGTGAGATTCGCGAGATGTTCCTTGGAGATAAAGGTGCATCCGAACGAAAAGAACTACAATACATTCCTGGGGATCCGAGCTTTGCTGCTTGGCAACAGTTCTTGGCTTCTCTTGCTAATGTAAAGGATCAAAAGAAGCAGATGGCTGCACAGCAAGATGCTGCTGCTCAAGAAGCACAAGTAGAGCAAGCAAAGAATGAACAAGAGCATCGACATGCTGAAGCTGCTCACGATCGTGATGCAGAAAAACACCAAATGGAAATGGAGCAGCTTAAGGCTAACGCTGCTCATGGTGCGGTTAAGCATGCTTCTTTACAGGATTCTGCAAAGCAGTTCGGTGCAACAGCGGCCAATCATATTGGTGGCACGACTGTCGCAAATCCGATTAACAAGCTTAGCGAGTAATTAGGTGTGGCTTGCTTTCAGCCATACCGTTACTCGTAACGGTGACATACTGAGCATATTCTTGTAATTGACTTAGGTTTTCTGCGCCAGAATAGCTTAAACCTGAGCGCATACCGCCAACCAATTGCTCAATAACGTTTTTAACAGGCCCTTTAATCTTCACATAAGTGGCTTCACCTTCAGGAGTGTATGAAGAATCGGTCTGAATTACTGAATCACGAGCATCACGACTCGCCATTCCTCGATATGCCTTAGCCCAATAATAAAGACCTTCTTCATTTTGAAGTTGAATTGCTTGACCAGGAGATTCTGTTGTTCCAGCAAATAAAGAACCCACCATTACCATGTCAGCCCCGAATGCAAGAGCTTTTACGCAGTCACCAGCGTTACGAATACCACCATCAGCGATGATAGAAACAGAAGAATATCTCTTAACTGCAGCGCAATCTTCAATGGCTGTAAGTTGAGGAACTCCATGACCAGTAACAATACGAGTAGTACAGAGAGAACCTGGTCCAATACCAACTTTGATTGCTTTTGCACCTGCTCGAACGAGTCGTAAGGCAGCATCTTTAGTAGCAACATTGCCAGCAATTACATTAATTCCTTCTTCGGCAAGCTGCTCTACCATACTAATAGTGTGAGCACTATCTCCATGGGCAACATCTACATTAATTCCTAATACGCCTTCATTTGCATAAGCCATTGCATAGTCGAAATCTTCCTTTTTTACGCCAATCGAAGGAATAACAACACGCTTATTGCTATGAATTTCTTTAATCCACTTTAAAACCGTCTCATGTGATGCATATCGGTGAAGAAAACCTACTCCACCTAGATCAAACATAGCGTTTGCCATAGACACTTCAGTCACTGTGTCCATATTGGCAGAACAGATTGGTGTGGTAAGCTTCATTCCTAGAAGGGTCGTACTTAAGTCAACATTTTTGCGTGACGCAATTTCTGAATACTGAGGTACAAGAAGAACATCATCGAATGTTAAAGCATTTGATTTTATTAGAATTGGCATGAAAAGATTATACTTGTTGAAATTTTTCGCAAGTATAATCTCTTTGACGATTGATTTCATTTTGGAGCAAATCTTGTCTCTTATTATTCTTGAAGGGTTGGATCGCGTTGGAAAGACTTCTGTTGCAATGCATTTTCAAGCGAAGGGGTTTGAAGTTATTCACCAAAGTGCCCCAGCTAAAGGAATGACAACAGATCTTTTCTTAGAAGAGCAGATGTTGTTAGTCTCTCGGGCAGCAAGTAACGATATTGTTTTAGATCGTTCTTATTATGGTGAATTGGTGTGGCCTCAAATTTATGGCCGTGAATCATTGTTAGCTGAAGAGCAACTTGAAGCACTACGAGAACTTGAGGAATCAGTGGGAATTACGAGAATTCTCATGCATGACCCCAATGTCGAAGCACATTGGAAGCGTTGTGTAGATAATCAGGAACCGCTCACTAAGCCTCAATTTGTTCGAGCTCGTAGTCTTTTTTCTGCAATGGCAGATAAGTACAATTTTACTCGAAAGACACTTCAAGATTTTTCCGAAATTACCATTGTAGCGGAAGAACCAAAGGTAAAAACTCAAGTTGATAAACCAGCATTAGTCCCTAAGCTTTCTAGTGAACAAATTAAGCTTGAGACCGCTAATGCAATTAATGCTATTCTTGGTAAGCGAATTATCAAGCAGAAGGGTCCAATCTTCGATAAGATTGAGAACAACCTTCGAACATTCCTTAATACCGAGCTAGGAAAAATTCTCGGTACAAAGAATGAAACCCCTGTAGGACAATTTTCAAATGAAGAAGTTGAGTTGCTTCGCTTCTTCTGTCAGAAACTCAAGGAGAAACAATAATGAAGCCGATTCGTGGAGCATTGCGTGGTGTGAAGCAGGAGCCTAAGCTTACTAAGACTGAGCAGATTCAAAGTCTTGATAAGGAATTGCAGAATCTGCAGATGGCTGGTCGTGTTACACAGATGATGGTTCAGCAGGTGATGCAAAATATGCAAGCTGTTAGCCAGGATCTTGGTAAGGCGTTTGCTACGATTAATGAGCTTCAATACAAGATTCTTGCTATGCAGACTGTCGGTAATTTTGATATGAAGGCAATGCAAGTAAAGGCTGAAGAGCTTCGTCTAAATGATTTCATTGAAGCCTCTGATGCTGAGGATAAGCAGGGTAATTTCACCATTGGTGATAAGGTACAAGATGATAGCACTGTAATCATCACCTCAACAACTACTGACGATACTGGCATCTTCCGGTCACGTATTAAGCTTGCTGAATGTGGCGTTCCCGCTCTCATTCAAGGGCTTTCTGGTCAGGCAGTCGGTGCCAAAGTAACTTGCAAGTTGAATGGTATGGATCACACAGTTGAACTTCTTGGCATCCGTAATCCTCCGCCTGCCACAATTGTTGAAGCACCTACTGCAGAAGTTGAAGTGCCTGCTGGAACGGTGGTGCACTAATGTCTAAGAAACTTTCTCAAGCATCTGAAATGGATCCTCGTTGCCCACGCAAACTCAAGACAATGCCAGAAAGTTTCTGCCCGTTAGCAGTAATGCGTTTACGAGCAATTAGAACAGCTGGGAAAGAACTTTCTGAAGAGGAAGAGGAAGCTCTTCCCGGCTGTTGTTGGGCTGTCAATAGTCAAACGGCTAATTACTGTTTCTTTAAGTACATCGATGAGTTTGCATCTAATCAAACTCTTTCAGATGTTGAAGTCGCTGCTTTAAACTGTCTTTCTGTTGAAACAGTCAAGAAAGTTGAAAAAGAAGCAATGAATAAAATCAAGAATTGTGAAGAATTTGCTAATTTAGGAAAACAACTTAACGGCGAATCAATTTTTGAAGACTCATCATCTGATGGTGATTATCAGATTGGTAAGTAATTTATTCTTCGTCAGTATGTCGTTTGTTCTGATTTGGTTGAATCGTTGGTGCTGATCGCGGACCTTGACCAATAGTTGCATTACCAAGGGTCGTATGCATGTGGTTCCAACGTTTGCCATGATGATCCCAAACCCAATGATGTTTTTCTTGCTGGGGAACAGTGGCTGCGCCATGTTCCCCAGTTTTGTTATTAGTGAAGCCAACGCGCTTATGCACTATCTTTCCTGATGTAGTGTGGCCTTCTCCATGAAAAGAGCCAGGTCGCTGCGGAGGTAGATAGCGTCCACCCTTATCTCCCATGTTTCTAGGATGTTCTTGAGCTTTACCTGCTTTCTTATTTCGCAAGAATTCATCAATTTTCTTTTGTTCTTCTGGAGAATTTTGCTTTGACTTCTGCAAGCTAAAGAATTTCTCTAGTTTAGCCATAGAAAAAGCCTTTCCACAGTTGGGTTCACGGCATTTAACTTGGAATTTCCCGTATACTTGTTCTTTACCGCAGTGATCGCACGTAATAAAGGATAGCTTCTTTGGGCCTAATTCCTGAGACTCGCTCTGAAGAACTCCGCCACCAGTCATTCCAGTGGGGGCACCCGCACCACCATATCCAGCCATGAGAGTTTTCTCCATTGCACTGGATTTAACAAGCATGTGAATTTTCTCGATGTTGTTAGCGATCCTGCCCTCAAGAGCATCTTGAAGAAGCGCCTTCTTTAGGTTGAGCGCATCTTCGGTGCCCAATGCTGCCAAGATTTGATTAACGTTATTTTCAATACGTTCGGCAGAGGCATCCCGAGCGATATGGCGAAACGAAGGAACCATTGTTTCAGCAAGATGCATCACTGACTTAATTAGAACCATATCTGCGTCAGCGTCCACTTCACTCTTATCTAGGTTGAGCGGTTCGACGAGAGTGGCCTGGTTGGCCGGCACGAAGGTAAGAGCAATCGAGTGGATCTTAGTCCTGGCTAGCAGCGCTGGATCACTAATCCCTCTTGCAATAACCCCACCCTCTACTGACGCCTTCACCTTAAGCGGGCAATCAGTCTTATGCACATTTCGTAGGATTGCAGCCGCGGCCTTAGCGTTGGGGTGGTCCTCATCGTCAAACAGTTGAGCTTTAACATAAATATAAGGACTTTTTACCTTTTCCCAGTAGTATTTCTGTCTGTCATCTTCACAATCTTCTGATTTGAAGATTCGCTTAGCAGAGAGAACTTTACCCAAGCAGTTAAAAAATCCCTTTCCGTGGTTATCATTTATCCTTCCACGGCCAGTTTCCAGTTCAGAAATGTCAGCTCCATCTACATTTAACATTTCGCCTTGGGTGTCTCTAAGTTGAGATCCTGCACACATGTCAATTTCTAGAGGTCGTTTTGCCATAGTATAGATAATATCTTGTCTCGAGGTTGACTTGTCCTTTAAAGCCAGGAGTTTAACTGGTGGCCCATGGTAGAGTGGGGTCTTAGTAAAGCTTTTACGTAATTTTTTAAGGAGAAAACTCACATGGCATCTACTTCCGCTGTTGCACAGATTATGGCGAAGATTGCTCGCAACTGCGAACAATTAGGTCTTACTGTCAACTCAAATTCAGGTTCTGCTGTTGTTATTGAGAACGGTTCAAACGATCTCACTATTTCGTATGTTGCTGCTTCAATCGATCTTCCTATGGGCGGTGTTTCACCTGCTGCTTCACCTTTCCTAGGTGTTGGCGTTGTTAACCCCGGTGTTCTTAAGCTTAAGAGCGCAAGCACTGCGGCTGATGCAATCACTGACGTTCTTGATTCAGTTGTTGCTGCTAAGGTATTCAAGGTTCTTGTTGGTATGGGCAATGATATTCTTCTTGAGAATGTTGATGCAACTTTCTCAGCAACGATCCGTGGCCACGCTGAACTAACTGGTATGGGGCAGTAATTAGTAAGCTAACTAAGGAGCTATAACTATGAAAGAGGAACTTAAAAAGAGCCTCACTGACCTAATTGATGAGACACTGCTAGAGCTTGAAGAGCTCAAGAAGTCTCGTTTTTCGGCCGCTGAAGTGGACCTCAAGGGTCCTGGTGCTGATGGCATCGCTGGCAAGCCTGCTAATGGCAAACTTGCTGAGAAGGCTGAAGATAAGAAGGAAGATGAGGATGAAGAGAAGGACGAAGTCGCTGAAAAGGGCGAAGGCGTCAATTCCGCAGCTGACATGGGCAAGGGCGAAGGTGTAAACGCTGCTGCTGACATGGGCAAGGCTGAAGATAAGAAGGACGAAGACAAGAAAGAGGACAAGAAAGACGAACCTCACAAGGATGATCCTAAGCACGAAGAGAAAGAGAAGGATATGGCTAAGAAACTTCTCGACATGCACAAGGGTGAAATGAAGAAGTCTCTAGAAGACGCTGATACTCTCATGAAGAGTTATGTTGATTCAAAAGTTGGCGCCCTTGAGAAGCAGCTCGCTTCTATCCTTGAAACTGTTACCAAACTAGCAGATGCTCCTGTACCTGCTAAGGGCGTTGGTTACAAGGGTGCAGCTCCGTTGCTGAAGTCAGCAGATGAGGTTGAGACTCTATCGAAGTCTGAAGTAGCTTCAAAGTTGTTTGATTTGAAAAAGTCTGGCTCGCGCGTTGACAGCAATGACATCGCAATGGCTGAGATGGGACACGATCTGGATAAGATTGTTTCGAAATATAACATTAAGTAATTAAGGAGATAATATGAACGACACAGTTAATCAAGTATTACAGGGTCTCGAGTCCGGTCTCGTGTCAGCGGCTGAAATCGAGGCACTTAACAAGGCAATTAGCGCAGGCTACGGCGGCGCAGGCAAGCCTACAGACCTCACCTATGGTGGTGTTCTACAGGCTGAATCACTCGAAACGACTCTAAAGAGCGTTACGTTTGATATGAAGAACCTTAAGATGTGGCCTGCTGTTAGCGTAGATAAGGCATACAACTTATTTGAACAGTACAACCGTCTAATTTCGTACGGTAGCGATTCAGCACCTTATCTCGGCGAAGGTGGAGCTCCTCAAGAGGAAGATTCGACCTACGTACGTGATGGTCAGAAGATCGTGTTCTTCGGCACGCGTCGACGTGTTAGCCACCAGATGACTCTAGTTCGAGTTACTGTCGGTGACATTGTTGCACAGCAAGCCAAAGAAGGCACGATGCATCTTCTGAAGAACGTTGAGCGCGAGCTATACTGGGGTCATGCACACTATCAGACCCAGACGACTGGCGCAATGAGTGGCTCGGATGCAGATCTTCCTAGCAGCTCAATCGCGATGAGCGGTCTTCTAAAGCAGCTTCTAAAGGGCGATACGGATGCGCAGATGATTTCAGGCGACTTCAACGGTTATGGTACGACCAGTTCAATCGGTCAGGACCTTGCTGGTGCAGTTATGGCTCAAGATGATATCGAGCGTCTAGCAGTTATTGCACTAGAGAACTTCGGTTCACCTAGCGAACTACACGCTGAGCCTGCAGTAATCTCGGCATTCGTTAAGCAGTTCTATCCTCAGTTCCGTTCGTCACCTGGTCTTGCGTCACAGACTGTTGGTTACGACGTATCGAAGATTCAGACCACTGCTGGTGCGATCGACCTCAAGCCTAACCTATTCCTACGTCCTCGTTCAGGTGTTCGCGCAGTAGCAAGCGGTACAGCGGCTCCTGCTTCAACGTTTACGGCATCAGGCGCAGCAGCTGGCACAGGTTCAACCTTTGCGGCTGGCGTTTATCAGGTGAAGGTTACTGCGGTTAACGATTCAGGTGAATCAGCCCCTGTCGCTTCGGGTGCGGTCACTCTAACCGTTGGTCAAAACATCGATGTTACGATGGGTTCTGTTCCTGCTGGCGTAAAGACGTGGAAGGTTTACGTCAGTGCTCCAGGCGGTGCTGCAGGAACTGAAAAGTTCGCAGGTAACTGGGCGAACGCAGGTGCAGGCGTTTATCGCTGCGCAGGTGCCAAGCTTCCCGGTCTCGGCGAGGCTTTCCTACTTGACATGAGCGCGGAGAACATGCGCTTCAAACAGCTTGCTCCGCTCAGTAAAATAAATTTCGCGATTGTCACCACTGCACTTGAGTTTGCCATTGTTCTCTATGGCGCTCTCTTTGTGTACACTCCGCGATTCAACTGCTTCTTCAAGAACGCCGGTAAGTAATAACTTACTAACAAAATAAAGTAGTTAGAAGGGCTTGGACGAACACTCCAAGCCCTTCTTGTTTATATGATTGTGGGGTATAATTGCTCTATGATTATTTATAAGATAACTAATAAGCTCAATAATAAAGTTTATATTGGTCAAACAATAAGAGATTTAGAACAACGATTTATAGAACATACTTTTCCAAGTTCTGGTTGTAAGGCAATTAGAGATGCTATTAAGAAATATGGAGAAGAGAATTTTTCTATTGAAGAATTAGCTAAAGCTTCTTCTCAGGATGAATTAGATAAACTTGAAAGGTTCTTTATTGAAAGTCGAAATACTTTATCTCCCAATGGTTACAATTTAAAAGAAGGAGGAAATGGACATTTCTTTGCTCCGGAGACAATAGAAAAAATGCGACAAGCAAAACTCGGAGCCATTGTGCCTGAAGAAGTTAGAGCCAAAATGTCTTCTTCACATAAGCAGCGATTTAAAACTGATCCTCAGCTTGCCATTGCTCGCTCTGAGCAATCGAAAGCAATGTGGGAAGACGAAGACTTTAGAACTAATATTAGTGAAAAACGGAAAGAATACTGGGCGGATCCTGAGCATCGACAAGCAGCATCAGAAAGAGCTAAAGCAAATACTACAGATGAGCTTAAGAAGCAAATTTCATTGGCGGTAAAAACCTCGCTCAATTCTCCTGAGACTCAGGCTAAAATGGCCGAGTTTTATAAAACTCAACAAAAGGAGGTTATTGCTAGTGATGGTAGGGAATTTCCTTCTATTAAGGAAGCAGCTAGCACTGTTGGTTGCCCAGGATCCTCTATCATTAAGAATATTCAAGGCCGATATAAAAGCGCTGGCGGTTTAACATGGAAATATAAAGATGAGGTTTTAGTTACTAAACCAATATTGTATCTAATATGCGGAGTATCGGGTTCTGGTAAGTCATGGATATGTAATCAGCTAAACAATGTGTCTTATTTGTCATCAGATTCTGCAGATAAAAAGAGCCATGTAGATGAACTGCTAAAACTTAGTAAACTCAATAAACCGTTAATTTATGATTTGTCGATTGGCATTTCTACTTTCATTAAACGAAATACTGACAAGTTCGATATCAAGCCAATTTTTGTTATTGAAACAAAGGAAACTGTGCTTGAACGTTTGAAGCAAAGGGGAACAGGAACCGCATTGAGTGATAGTCGCATTATAGCGATTAATAGGCGCGCACAAAGTGTTGCGATATTTTCCGGAACTTCTTTAGAGGTTCTAGATTACCTAAAGTATAATCTTCTCATCGAGGCTATCAATACTCCCACTCGAGAGTGATAGCGGGATACTGCATGGAGCTACGGGGTTCGAACCCCCAAGTATTCTTATATGTCAATGAATTTTCCAGGTCAAGTTAGACTTCATCGTTGGGTTGTTTGGCTAACGGCCAAGCAAATTGCTAAACAATTACACATCGAGGACTATATTCTTGCCGGTTCTTATCGCCGAGGTAAGTGGTGGTGTAACGATATAGACATGCTTATCCCCGTTTCTTCTATTGAGGAAAAGGAAGGGATTAAGGCTCGTTTAGCTCAACTTGGTTGGCAAAAGCGCGCTGATTTCTTTAGTGCTTCTACTTTTGGTTATTTATTGTTTAAGAAAGTCGGCAATAAGGTGATTTGCTTAGATGTCTTTTTTGTGCCACCTGGATGCATGGGCAATGCACTACTGTTTACTACAGGTTCACAGAACTTCAACGATAAGATTAGGGCAAATATATTGTCACTTGGATATTCATGGGCCAATCCACCTTATTTTGAGCGAATTATCGATTCGACGAATATCTGTTTTTCTGATGAAAAAGCTGCTTTATGTTTTCTAGGAATGCCGTGGATTGCACCTAAAGATAGGTTATAATTAGCTTATGGAAAACTTAATTAAATCAATTTTAGAGCAACTATCTATCGTGGTAGATAAGCGAAGTAAGGCACAGCCTTTTGAGCTTCTTAAAACATTGCCCAATGGTCAGTGGGAGTTGCTCGGTAAGAGCGTTAATCTACCGAAGACAGTTCCACATAGTGAATCTAATAAGATGTTTTCAGAACTTTTCACACACTTAAAAAACACAATGGCTGCTGCGCCCAAAGTTGCTGCCACTCTTCCTTCACAGAAAACACCTATTCCTTTGAATAAGGTCCCTGTTAAGCATCCTGAACCTCCTTTCTTAGCAGTACTGCATGATCAGGTGGAAGAACAAACGGGGGAAAGACCTCAGCTCCATAGTGTGGACAATATTCGTGGTGCAATTAGGAAGTACGCTTTGGGTTTACCTAAAGGTCAAATTGATTTAGGACATTTAGGTAAACTTCGTGAGGCGCAAGATGAGATTGATCTCGAAGACGACAACACCTATGGCAGCTTCAAGAGAAAGCCAATTTCTCATGAAGACATGGCAGAAATTATCAATCATCATACGGGAGATGCTCCTTCCTTGAAACATATTCACGATAATAATGGTGGAATTGATGCTATTGAAACACTGGCACATACTCATGGAGCGGACAATCTCGCTCCACATTCTTACAATATTCGCGCCCACAAAAACAATCAAATATGGGCTGATATGCATGATCTTATGAGACCGGATCATAGAATCCCATTAGAAGATTGGGGTATTGGTGATGAACGTGTTACTTATACACCCACTTATGGCAAAGTCGAATCTGATCCAAAGCTTGATCGAAAGGTTCAAAATGCTCATGAGAAGGCTATGTCCACTTGGGATTGGGACTACCAGGGTCCACATGAAGAAAGCAAGCATTTAAGAAAGCAACTTAATAACGCGGTCGTAAAACGTGCGCTTGATCGCTTTAAAAAACACCACAAACTGTACTAATCTATGCCTCCGCTATGGATACCGCCTCACCTTAGACCACGTTTTAAAAAGTCGGATCTAACACGTAATGCGGACTTGTCTCATAACTTTCTTGCTGTTCTGATTCTATTACGATTATGGAGACGTGATTATGTTGGTAGTTTTTCCGGACGAAAAATTGCGGCAAGTGTCGTCTGAAGTGGATTTTTCCACCGACTTGCAAATCCTTATTCACAACATGTTTGCAGTGATGTATCAGTATGAAGGTGTCGGTCTTTCAGCAATCCAGATTGGAACGCCTCTACGTGTCATCGTGGCTGATGTAGGTAACGGCAAGGAGATCTATATCAATCCTAAAATCGAACGCATTGGTGGTACAAAGAAGTTTATGAAAGAAGGATGTCTTTCTTTCCCGGGCATCTTTGAAGACGTACAGCGCTTTTCGAAGATTACAGTTTCATATCAAGACGTTGATAAAGTTAGTCACACTATGAATACTGGCGGCTTAAGAGCACAGATGTTGCAGCACGAAATAGAGCACTTAGATGGAATTTTGTTAAGTGACAAGGTCGCGAGATAATTAGTAGGCCTCATATTCGTATTTCACTGCCTGAGTACGAACGACTATCACTTGCTTCTTTAGCTCAACGGTAGAGCGACTAGTTTGCTCAACTAGTAAATAAGAGTTCAATTCTCTTAGAGATCGTTATGAAAACCATGAAATGGAAATGGGTTGATCGTGGAGTTATTCAGAATTTTATGTGGATGCTATATGTGTTAGATCTTAATAAGAATTATCGTTTTATAAGTAATAACGAATTACAGCAACTGTATCTCAATTCTAAGTAATATTAACGGGTGTGCCGCCTTAATGGACTAGGCAACGGACTGTAAATCCGTCGACTTCGGTCAAGTAGGTTCGATCCCTACCACACCCACAAAAATGGATTGGAGTGAAGTATTAAAGAATATGGCGATTCGCCATTGGAAAATGAAATTTAGGTATATTCTTTATAAATTAAAATTATGTGGTAAACTTAGCTAAACTATATGTCTTATCCATACACCTTAGACCCTTATGTAAAATATCTTTCTCCCCAAGAGAAAATGTTAAAATTAAAATTTTTACTTTACAAGTTGAAACTGTTTAACCCTTATAAATAAATTACATGACTGACCATCACAGGATGATGAGGTTTAGGTATATACTATATAAATTGAAGTTGTTTTATAGGTTGTGATAAATTATTGAGGTATAATCTTCTTATGAATACTAACTCAGCAGGATTAGAGCACCAGCGGCGTTAACCAAGGCACGCAAACAGATGAGCAGCAAGGAAGAGAAGAATGCCGCCGCCCGTGAGTACCACCAGAAACGGATGAAAGATCCAGAGTATGTGAAGAAGCGCCGCGAGCAGGGCAAGGTGAACCAGACGAAATTCCGGCAAACGGAAGCGTGGCAAAAGCAAATCTGGGGATCCAACAAGAGCAGCAAAATTTACTTTATACAGGCAAAGTCAGGTCCGATCAAGATTGGTCTAACTCGGAAGCGAGCAGAGACACGATTAAATCCATGAGGGACAACCCTTTTGGATTTACATCTGGTCAATATGTAGGTATGCCGATTACAACGCCGATACCTAAACCACATGTGTGCCAAGGATCTCTTCCGGATTACCTTGGCAATACATATTGCGTTATTTGCTGTAGTCTCATGTCTGGTGCCACGTATACGATGGGCACATATACGCTTCCAGTAACCATCCAATCATCCCCAGATGTACAATCTATATCGGAAGATATCGATATTTCCGGTTTTCTTCCGGACGATTCTTCTATATAGGAATAAACATGAAACAACGTAAGGCTAAGTATTACGTATTCGAGGGTGTTGAAGGATGCGGTAAAACAACTCATTGTAAAAAGCTTGCGGAGCATTTAAGGGCAAAAGGTTTTCGTGTCTTAGAAACTAAAGAACCAGGTTCGCCGCTTGCTCCATTGACAATGGAACTACGTGCGGTTATGCTTGATGCTAAGTACGAATCACAAATGACTGTAGTTGCTCGTGAATTTGTTAGTCAAGCAATTCGATCGATTCATATCGAAAAGGTTATTATTCCAGCTCTTCAAGAGTATGATTTTATTATTCAAGATCGCGGAATTTTATCAGGTCTTTCCTATGGTCATGTATGTGGCAATCCACATTTGCTTTTAGCCCAATTGGCATATGAAGTTTGTCGTGGCACTGGTTGCGATTGGTCTGAACTTTATGACAAGGTTATTTATCTTAAGAGTGATCCTTCAAAAAGTTTAGCAGTTGCTCAACAGGCTAAACAAGAGTTTACGCAGGGTGACGCTATTGAAGCCAAAGGCAATGAGTTTATGGTTAAGGTGGCTAAGGACATGGATGGCATGGTTAATGCATTCTCTCATTGTATAATTGATGTAGAAGGCAAAACCGTTGATGAGAATTTTAATGAGATTCTCCGGAACCTTAACTTAGGAGAAAATTTTGAGTAAATCAAAGACGCCGAAGTCCGTTAAAGACGAGACAGAAAGTGAAGACAAGAAGCACCAAATCATCGTAGATTTTTCAGATCTATTTGAAGAGCTCTCCCGTGCTCCTAAAATGGATGAATTATGCGAGCGTGGTCACACGAAAGATTCTGTTAAGCATCACTTTTCTTCGCTAGGAAAATTAGAAGAAGAAGCCCGCGAAGAATTTCCGAAAAAGTTTTTTGATGTTGAGATTGTTGATTTAATGGATGAAAGTGATTTAAGTGATAAACTTCATAAGGTAGTAAAACAGCACAAAAAGTTTATTATCACTACTGCAGTTACTGGATGTGCTGTACATTCTGGTTTTCATGCTAGTTTAAAAAGTTTCTGCAAACAGAACAAAGCAGCAATGCTTGTCTTAGTTGCCTCTGATCCTGCTCATAATAAAACTTATAATCGAGGTGGATATGGCACAATTGATCAGCGATTAGCTAAGGATTGTTTAGTTGTTGAGGATACTCACCTTAATTCTAATTTCTTCATTAGTACCATTAAGCTCTCTGCAAAGCAAATCAATCCGACTACTGGTCTTGGTGATATTGGTCAGCGTGAAGGTAGCTTTGTGTTCGCATCTCCTAAACAGAGTATGACTCTTGAGTCAACGTCTAATGAGAAGTTGCCACATGTCATGATGACTACAGGTGCCATTACAGTACCTAATTATGTGACATCAAATTACATGTCTGAGAGAACAGCTTATATCGCCGACAAGCATCATGTGATGGGTGCAATTTTTGTAAACATTATTGATGATGCTTTATATGGTTACACACAGATTCAAATGTTAAATGCAGAAGGTAGTTTTGTTCACTTTGGTAAGCGCTATCATCCAGATGGCAGGATTGTAGACGAAGCTCCTGAAGTCTTGGTGTGTGGTGATTGGCATTCAGGTGAAACCGATCCTATGGTTTATAAGTGTACAGGAGAGATGCTAGGTTTCTTTAAACCTAAGAAAGTTGCTCTTCACGATACCTTTAACGGTAAGTCTATTAACCATCACGAAGAGCATAATATTGTCGTTAAGACAATGCATTTTATGAATGGTGTTCCGTCTCTAGAGCAGGAATTTGTTGGACTTCGTGACGATTTAACTTGGTTCTCAAAACAAGTTGATGAAGTAGTTGTCATCAAGTCTAATCATGATGAGTTTTTGTCAAAAGATTACTTACGGTATGCTAAGTATGCTCACGATCCCCAAAATCATTATTTCTCTCTAGATCTCGCTAAGGCAATGTTAGATGGAAAAGATCCAATTAAGACTGGTGCTGAAAAAGTTGGTCTTAAGGCCGAAAATATTCGTTGGCTACAACGAGATGAAGATTTTAAAGTAGCAGGTATTCAATTAGGAGCTCATGGCGATATTGGCCCTGCAGGTTCTAAGGGTAATATCAAGAATATGCGTAAGTCATATGGCTTATCTGTCACCGGTCATAGTCATTGTCCGGGTATTTGGCATGGGGCATTTGCAGTAGGGACTTCTTCTTTCCTTAAACTTGGTTATAACCAAGGTCCGAGCAATTGGATGCAAACTCACTGTGTTGTTTATAGCGATGGTTCACGTCAATTAGTGAATATGATTGATGGGCGCTGGAAATTGTAATGAAATATAAGCATGTACGCATGTATATGGCGCCTTTTATTGTATTCCGACGATTAGGACTGATTTCCAATCCTGTTCTTGGTGAATTCATTGTGCTATTTCATAAAATGACTCACAATGTCAAGATGAAGAAAAGAAAGTGATCCGAAAGCATTTTCGGATTAACTTCACAAGTGGTACTATAGCTCCTGGGTGTTTAACAGGAGCTATACATGCGTACAGCAAATCTTATTTCAGAGACTCTTCGCCAATCTGAGAGTGGTCTTACGTGGGAAGAGAAAATTACTAACAACACTGGTACCTTAGAGCTGACAAAGGCTTCAACTTTTCGCGTAAGGGCTACTGGTGCTACTACAGTAACAATTGATGGTGTTCTTGCTGCGACTATGTCTGCTGGCGAGATTATTGTCTTTAACACTGGCGACGGCAATCCTGATGATACAAAATCCACTGTGACAGTGGTTATTGCTGCTATTGCTGCTTTCGTTCAAGTTGCTCGTGAACAGAAGCGTCCTAAACTACAACCATAAAGGTGACCTATGGAACTTGACTCTTTCAAGGCCATCCTTTTACGAAAAGCGGATGGCAATACTAGTCTTCTTCAACTGTTAGCTAATATCGAAGAAGATTCTTTTGTTAATTCAGTTGTTGATGCTCTTGAGAAGATGGCTAAGCCTACTCATCTTACTGGCATTAATGCTAATGCTCCATTAACTAGCTTTGGTGCTAACTTAGATCGAACTGATACAACTCAACTTCGTGATGCACTTAGCCATCACTTATCACATTATAAGGCGGCTTTAAAGGCGCATCATGCTGCAACCGATGAGAAGCAAAAAAGCCATCTTCGCCAAGTTGCAGATCAGCATCTTGAACATGCTATTCCTTTAATGCACTTGACGGCTCGAGCATCAGCTCACTCCCAAGGTAAACTTGGTATTGATTACCCACCTCTAGCACCGTGGGAAACTAACTATACTACTCTAGAAAGAGTTCCTAGTGGACGGTTTAAGCGAGATGCTAAGTTACTACGCGCCCGTCCTTCTAAGGGTGCTAAGCGTGATCATGATTTATCAACTTCTATTCCTGATTATCACTATTTAGAAATGGCTCCACATCCTGGACATGAAGCAGTTGGCAAAATGCCCCACAAAGGCGCATATCCATGGGAAGAAGTTCAGATTGGCTCTCCTGCTGATATTGATGCAAAGAAGGCATATCTACATATCGAAGATGTGCCTAATAAACAAGATTACACCCCACACGAATTCGATATGCATCCTATTCGCGGGGTGGCTGATATTCAAGCGGATCATATGACGCCAGAAGCTATGCAAAACTTTGCAAATGCGCATACTGGCTGGCGTGGTAGTGAACATCACAAAAAATGGATGGAAGGTCAAAAAGCTAAATTTACTGCCGATCCAGAGGGTTATAAGAAGCGTGGCCAAACAAAGGGACCTAATTTTTATGATGGTATTCCGCTCGCCGAATCACCTGGACACACTAAGAAGTATGCAGAAGCAGCTGCCGCAAAAGCTGCCGCTGCCGCGAAAACTACGACTGCTACACCAGTTACGCCAACAAAAACTCAAGCTTCTGCAGCACCAGAGGCTGCTACACAACCTGAAATTAACGTTGACGCTTTGCCTAAATCAATTCGTCACCTTGCACCAGGTGCGCCACCAAAAGGTGTAACTATTAGAAAGCAAGTTCCAGTTACACCTGCGGTAAAACCTGCCGAACCTAAAGCGGCAGTAGCACCTACTGCACCCGTACATCCTCTAGAGTCTGCTTATCAAGCTTTAGCGCATGTACCAGCGCAGCATCACGAAACTATTATGAATGGAATTCCAGGTCTTAGAGAATACGCTGCAACAAAAGGCGGGAAGAAATAATATGTCAACTTGGGAACCTAATACATTAGAAGTTGTAAAAGAATTTTTAGAGAAGGCTAGACGTCGCCTCTCAGACGAGAATCCTGACTATTCGGACCAGGATGAACAAGAAGAAGTTCCCGAAGATCCTGAGTTAAATTTCGATGAAGGTGATGATGCAGACCGATGGTTAGCAGAACATGGCGAAACAGAATCAGCAGATTCAGATGGTGAAACTGAACCTCTTGAAGAAGAGCCAGAAGCTCAATTATTAGGTGAAGAAGAAGGATATGACGGAGCTGATTCTGTTATTGCTCCTGATAAATGGTCACCAAAACGTGGTGAAGGCGTTAGTCCTTCTATTGTGGATAAACCTACAATAGGACGCGAATCTGACGAAAAACAATCGGCTCGGCGACCAATAGTTCGTCGCCAAGGGATAACTCCACCTGCTCCAACTCCACCGCCCCAAGAGTCAGAAGAATCAGTTTCTGGTGACTTGCAACCAACTCCTGAAGAACTTACTCAAATGCGTGAATATACACGTCCATGGGCTTCACGTGCAAGAGATAAAGCTAGATTAGAAGCTGAAGCGCATGTTAATCCTGTCCAACATCATCAAGGACGTTTAATTGAAGCGCGAAACTTGTCACATGCAGATCGTCAAAAAGCATACAATGCTTTTTCTCAATCACCTGATTTTCAGAATGCTGATCCAATTACTCAAATGGAAATGGAGAGTAAATTCCACGATGATTGGAATAAGCAAAACCCTCAGCACTTGATGAATGCATTAAGCTCACATCATGAAGCTCACAAGAAAGGTAGTCAAGCTCTTTCGCGTTTTAACCAAATGAAAGATGAAAAGCTTCGTCACATTGCAAGTGGTGGTGCTCAACCCGGAGCCATGTCTGTTGAAGAAGGTATTCAACATGTCGGTGGCGGTCGTGAAGATGAAGATAGCGCACCAAGCGGTATTCAGCAAGACAAAAGCGCACAGTTTGCTTCTGGACATCAAGAATTCGTTCAAGAGTATATGAAGAATTATAATAAGAAAGGTAAGAAGTTTTCTGAAGCAGCCGATTGGGATGCTCCTGAGCAAGAGACTCGTGCAGATGTTAATACTGTGCTAGGAGATCACCCAACGCTCCAGGATCCTGCTAAGAAGCGCGCAGTTGATCAATTCGTAGCAAGATACCACCCACAAATTGGTAAGGCAGCGCGTCACGTACTCGGTAAACTTGGTCTTAGTGAAAAAGCCAAACGAGGAGAAATTGATGCTGGTGTATTGCATGAAGCCGGTATGCATGCTTTATTCCAAGCTATCAATGACTATGACCATAATCACGCTAGTAAGGCAAAGTTCACAACACATCTTGCGAATAAAATGCGTGGTTTGATGCAAACAGCTTTAAAGGGACAAGACGAAATTCCAACTACGATGCGGGCTGGTGCTAAGCAGTTTGAAGCGCAACGTCGTGCTGAAAATGCTGCACCAATTAAGCATACGAATAAAGAAGGCGTCACCACGATTATTAATCCTGCTGCTAATATTCCTAAAAAGTCAGTGGCAGAAATTGTGCAACAACATCACCCTGATATTCAGGATAGATTTAAGCGTGTTACGGCTGTTCGTGCTCCAATTGTTCGACGTCAAGCAGCTCAACCAACAGCACCTACACCAGTTGCAGCACCTAAGCAAACTGGTCCAAAACTAACAAACATTAAGTATTCATCTGGTGGCGAAGGAGACGAATAATGACAATTTCTAAAACAAATCAGGTTCAACCTTTTCCATCATGGGCTATTGATCAAAATGGTGCTAATCGGTACTTGCCTATTCCTACTGCAGCAAAAATGAAGAAGCAGAGTTTGTTCGGTATTCCTTTGACATCTAGGTTGACTGGTGAAACAGTAGAAGATGCTACCTTGGAAACATATATTGCTGAAAGTATTTCTGAAATTGAGCATGAACTTGATCTTTATATCACTCCAACGCAGTTTGCTGAACGTCATGATTACAGTCAAGAAATGCAATTTTGGAGTTTTGGTTATTTACAGCTTCATCACTCTCCAATATTGAATGTAAATAAGTTTCAACTGACATTTAACAATGGGCAGGAAGCTAATCCATTAGTTGATATGCCTTTGGAGTTTATTCACGTTCAACCACAAGACGGAACGGTGCAACTTGTTCCTGCTGCTGGTGTAAGTATTTCTGGGTTTGTTGCTAGCGTGTATAGTGGTTTGGGGTATCATGCCTTTAATAGCCAACAAATTTCTAGTTGGCCAGGTGCTATTCTTGTTGAATATACAGCTGGTTTCCCAGAAGGTCAAGTTCCCGCATTATTAGCTGGACTGATTGAAAACTTAGCAGCATATAGATTTCTGTCAACTTTAGGTCCTGTTTTGTTTCCTTATTCTTCAGTTGGTATTAGTATTGATGGAACATCACAAAGTGTTGGAACAGCTGGACCAGCATTTTTACAGCAACGTTTGTCAGAACTTGAGAAAATTGTTCAACGTCAAAAAGAAGCTGCACGTGGTCATTATCAGAAGAGATTTTTGCTGTCGTACCTGTAAGGAGATAATAAAATGTCAGATGACGCGAATATGAAGAAGAGCGCCTATGGTCCTCCAGGTACTGCAGCCGGTGCACAATATCAAGCTCATGCTAATCAAGAGCGAAAAGCTCGGAACACTGGTGATGTGGTTGAAGTGGGTACTAATAAGAATGTTAAGGCGTATAGTACAAAAGCTGGTCAACTTTCAGCGAAACAGCAAGCTGCTGCTGAGAATACGTTAAAACGCCGAAAAGCGTTAAGTGGTAAAGTGAAAACACTTTCGCCAGAAGAAATTGCGCGTTTAGGAAACAATCCTACTGCAGTTATTAAGGAAGAAATGTTAGATATAACTTCTGATGGTAAGCGAGAAGTCGTACAAGGATCAGAGCCACTAAAGAAGGATCCTAAGGCTCGCTGGAATGCTCTCAAGAAAGCATTAGACCACAATAAGGCATTCATGAGTCTAGAGGAAGCAATGGGTGATGACGAACCTGCACCTGAAGAAGGTAATGTAGCAACGCAAGCTCCACCAGTTGAAGGACAGGAAGTTCCTGGTGAAGCTGAGCAAATGGAAGGTGGCGAGAGTCCACCCGAAGCAGTGTCAGCAGGTTCTGAAGAAGGACAAGAAGAACAGCCCGATCAAGAAAATCCTGAAGAAGGCAACGGAGACTTACCCGTTGATCCTCAGGAACTTATGGAAGCACTTGCTGAAGAAGGATATTCAGAGCAAGAAATTGCATATATCGTTCATGGACATCATGCTCCTGAGATCGACGAGAGTAAGGCTGCGAAGGCCGAAGCAACTCGTGCAATGTCCAATATCGATGTTACGAATGCTCAGAAGTCAGCTGAACTAGAACATTCACATAACGAACAAAGTCTAGCTGCCGAACGTGAACACAAAAAGCGCATGCAAGATCTCGAGTTTGAACAGGCACAAAAGAAACATGCATTGCTTGATCAGGATGCTGCTCACAAGCAGAGAATGGCTGATGTTGAGCACGAACAAGCTCAGCGCAATAATCCTGCTGCTCTCGAGACAGCTCATAAGCAGCGTATGTTAGATCTCGAGTACGAGCGAGCTAAGAAAGAATCTGAGCAATCAGATGGTTCTGAAGGTGATGCTGAAGCTAATCGCGAGTTAAAAATGCTTGAGGTAGAAAAGAAGAAGTTGGAATTAAGGCTACATCAAGAAGAATTAAAGCTTGAACTTGAATTCAAAAAGCGTGAACATGAATTAAAACTTAAGATGATGGAAGCGCAACTGAAAGAACAAGCAAAACATAAAGGTGAGATTTCTGGCATTAAGCATGAACAAAAGCTAAAAGAAGCCAAGAATCCACCTAAGAAGCCACTTAAAAAGAGCGAGGAAGACAATGACGAAGGACGAGATTAATAAAGAATTAGGTGACTTGATTTATCGCTTTAAGGTATTAAAGAAAGCCCTCGCTGACGAAGAAACCTTATCGCCCGCTCAGCGTGCAGCAGCCGATGTTGCTCGAATGTTCAATAAGCCTGTTTCAAAGTTGAATCGTGAACAGGTTTTAGCAAAAGCTAAAGAAGTATTAGAACAGCAACATGCTCAACGTTTAGCTAATCAATTGCAAAAAGGTGGCGCTCTCGGTGTACGTCCTACTCCAGGTCAACCTTCTAATCAAGAAATGGCAGCTGCCGCAAGAAATATGTGGGCACAGCAAAATGGTTTTTCTTCTCAAGAAGATATGAATAAAGCTGAATCAGAGTGGGGTCAAGGAATTAATAATTGGCTCATAGAAGCTACTAAACCTATCAGTCAACGATTCAAGAATGAGCAAGAAGAAAGAGAATACTGGGATAGAATTAAGATTAATGATAGCGGCAGAGGTAACGACGGATACTAAGAAGGAAGGTTTGTTTTGTTTGAGAAACGATTAGCTGCAATACAAGCACAAGCTTTTACAGCGAACGGTGGAGCTAATGGCTCTGTCACGATCGCTGATACAACTCCATTTAGAGTCCAACAACTTGTAGTTATTACTGCAACAGGTCAAGTGAATCTTGAACTCGAAGTTAAAAGAGTTTCAAGTGCTACTGAGTTGATTGTAGGACCTATCCAAGGTAGTCCAAACGCTTTTACTGATCTTTCTGCTTACACTACAGCAGCAACTGCCCAAATTTTTGCTAATGAACAAAGACGACCACTTGTAACAAGTGATGACTTTGAGCGCGCAGTTTATGAAGAAGAGCCATTAGTAGCCAAGCGAACCATTCTTGTCGATGAGAAAGGCAACAAGATTAATGCCGCAAATCCACTTCCTACTAGTGCAACACTTACTGTTCCGCCTATTACAGTTGATACAGTGGGTCAGGGAGCAGCAAATACCAATGCTAATGCTTGGCCTGTTAAAGTCTCAGATGGTACTGATACAGTTGGAATCTCTACTGTGGCCGGAACTAAGGCCCTAAAAGTAGATGTACTACAAACTGGATTTGTAGCTAGATCAGTAGTGTATACATATACGCTTGGTAACGTTACAAAAATTGAAACAACTATTGGGACAAAGAAGCGTGTTGAAGATTTTACATATGACGGTAATGGCAACTTGACTAATCTCGCTGTTACAATCGTAGATGTCTAACTTGGTAACCGTTATAATTATCAAGTTACAACTTTTAGGAGTGATATATGGCTATTGCCGACGATTTCAGCGTTAGCGCATCAGGCGCAATTCGATATGTAGGATCAGGAGCGACTTACACAGTCATTGCATTTCACCGTTGGCTTGGCGACTTGATGGATGATGCCCAAGCTGCCGGCAACGACATTCTAGATATTACAGATGTTGACGCTTCACAGCGCGCAACGGACAACCTTGTGACGCTCGTAAACGGCTATAACATTGATGACTATACAGCTCGATTCTTGTACGATGGTTCGATCGTACAGTCGAACGGCGATACTATCTATGACGGTATCGTATGTTTCGCTCCCGCTGGTACTTATCTTCAAGTTATTCAGAACGGTGCAGCCATCTCTCCTAACTTCTGGACTACTGCATACAATGCAGATGCAACACAAGGTATTAGCCATCGTTTTATGGTAAAAGTACGTTCTGGTGCAGCAGATATTGATGGTCGTCGACTTATTGGCCAAACCCGCGAAATGGGTAAAACGTTCTCTGAATTCAAGATCAACGGTACTTCGCGCGGTAACAACGTTTTCGCTTTACAATACTCAGATGACCTTAACAATGCTACTGCTGCGGCCACTATCAAGACTTGGACAACTATTAGCAATACTGAAGGATATCGTTCTCTAGATGTTGATAACAATACGGTGGTTGAACGATATTACTCTGAATGGAATAGAGCTACATTTACAATCAACCAACTCTTTGAACGTGCTAAGTACTTATCACGTCGCGCAACAGTAGAATCTTCATGCGCCGATGTTGGAACCAACTTTAACCTTGGTAACGGTACGATCACTGGTCAAGCACAGTCATTTGCCAACGGAACAAACGCACAATATCTTACTCGCGCATTCTTTGATTTAAAGATTGGTGCTGGAGCGCCTTCTGTGGCAGGTAACGTAGTTGCTAAACTTTACGCTCACTCTGGTACATTTGGTACTTCATCAGTCCCAACAGGTGCTGCGCTCGCTACTTCTGCTAACGTTTCAATTGCATCTATTACTGGTGCGTATCAAACAGTTGAATTCACTTTCTCAACCCCGTATGAAATGGTAGCTTCGACGAACTATACTATCTCTGTCGAATATACTGGTGATGCTTCAAACTATCTACATGTTCGTGGTCTTGCGACATCAGGTACTCACGCAGGTAACCGTTCACAGAACACCGGTGCGTGGGCAGCAACTGCAACTGACGATTTGACATTCTCAGTACATGCTAGCCACAAACTCTATACTGTTCCTGGTGAACTCTTCCGTGGTATCACGCACGAACTTACAATGACAACCCCTCGAGCAGGTTCGTTCAGTGCAGTTGAACGTCTTTCTTGGGCCGGCGGAACAGGCATCCTTCTAGCCGTTGACTCAGTTGCTGCATCTACAAAGATGTGGATTCAACTTCTTACAGGCACAGCACCTGG